TTAAAAAAAGGAAAACGAAAAATAGGGGTGATTTTTAATACGGACCCACATAACAAAGGAGGAGAACATTGGGTATCTTTATTCATTGATACTACACATGACAATCCGTATATTTTTTATTTTGATAGTGCAGGCGATCCGATTTTACCTGAGATATTACTATTTGCTCAACGTGTCCTACAACAAGCCTCCAAGTTAAATATTCATACACAATTATATGAGAATCATCCATTACAACATCAAAAAAGTACAACGGAATGTGGAATGTATTCGTTATATATGATAATACAATTACTTACGAATACAAAAACGTATAAAGATTTTATGACAAAACGAATCCCAGACAAAGAGATTGAACACTATAGATATACCTATTTCAACCGTGTTTAATCCAAAATACTTATAACGAAAATGGTTAAATTAATCATGCGAACGATGTGGAAAGGAATTCTCTCAAAAATCTCACTATGATTCTCATAATAGACGCAAAACACTTTGTGAAAATAATGCTGATAAAATAATAAAAAATTGATTGTTGAAAATGAAGAAGTAATTGTAAATACAGACACTATGGAAGATCAACCAAAATCAACGTATGATTTGAATAATATTCTTAATAAAATTTTGGAAAGCAAGACTTATTCAGACATAGCAAGAGAAATTAATGTCGCTATTGGAACTGTGCGAAGATGGAATGAATTAAAAAAAATCCCAAAATCATACACATTTGAGTTGCTTAAATTAGCTAAAATAGATATTGATTATTCCAAATTTGATTATAAAGAAAAAGACCAATTCTTTACACCTAATACTACTGCTAAATATTGCTATTCAAAATTTTTAGAAATATTAAAAAAATATAAAAATTTTGAAAATTATACATTTATTGAACCATCTGCGGGTAATGGTTGTTTCCTTAAAATCTTACCAAGTGATAAAAGAATTGGACTAGATATCGAGCCAAGATCCGATGAGATAATAAAACAAGATTATCTTGATTGGGAACCAATTGAAGATAATAAATACGTGGTTATTGGAAATCCACCATTTGGGTTAAGAGGACAACTAGCATTAAAATTTATAAATCATTCTAGTAAATTTGCGGATTATGTTTGCTTTATTTTACCACAGTTATTTGAAAGTGATGGTAAAGGAGTTCCAAGAAAAAGAGTAGTTGGACTAAACTTAATACATAGTGAAAAATTAGATACAGAATTTGAATCTCCGAATGGAAAAAATATAAAAGTGCAATGTATATTTCAGGTTTGGTCTAAATTTCACAAAAATAATAATTATGTAATAAAGAAAACATTAAATAATAATATTAAAATTTATTCTTTATCTGATGGTGGAAGTCCTTCAACAACACGAAATAAAAAAATGTTTTATAAGTGCGATGCTTATATACCATCTACATGTTTTGGCAAAGATAACATGAAATATTATGATAAGTTTGATACACTCCCTAGAAAAAAAGGTTATGGTATTGTATTTATTAAAGATAAAGAAAACAACTTAGAAAAATTTAAAAATATAGATTGGTCTAATGTAGCATTTCTATCTACTAATTCTGCTTATAATATTCGTTCTTCGCAAATTACTGATAAATTTATTGAATGATATTATCTACAAATGATTTAAATTTAGAATAATCTGTTGTCTCACTATCAATTATAAAGGTATATTTATTTGTTTCATTAATATTGATACTAGTATCTAGTTTAAATGCTCCTTTTTGTTTTCTCCAAGTAACAGACTTCGTTGGGAAATACGGATAACATTTATTGGAACTATCTACCCCAGATTTTTTATAAAATTCTTCCGTAAAGTTTGGAAATATAGTAATATACATTTTTTTAGGAGAAATATCAAGGAATATCATATATTTAGCTTTCCAAGGAACTTCTCCTAGTTCATGTTGAAATGAACTACCTGAACTTCCTAGTCTTGCGGTTTTGATTTCACACGTTTCACAATTGATTGTTCCATCTCCTATTCCACCTCCTACTTGTTTTGTTTTAGTACCATCAATTTCTGAAACAATTTGAGATTTTTTACACAATTCGTTCATTATTTCTTCTCCAACGCCACCAACATCATCATTTTCAAGTTCACTAATATTTTTCCATTCACAATCACCGTCATTCCAAATATCTCTTTTTTGTTTTTGTGTATGTTTTTTATCAATCAGATCTTTAGCCAATGTGGTAAAAGAATCGGGAACCTGATTATATTTATCACGTTTGGGTGTGTCCACCAAGTCCAACCTCTGGAGCGCGTCCTCCAGAGGGAAACCGTAGATCTTGGACAATTTCTTCGTCACCTCCGTAACATACTCCTTCGTCATTCCTATCAACGCCTTCGTCATCGTTGTGTTCAGGTTCATTTGGGTAATGCTTGGTTTATTCTTATTCATTCTCTTCTATTTCAATTTTTTAATTCTCACGCATTCTTTTCATTCACACTACGATTCATTTTATCTTGTTCAAAGGTGTAAATCATACAAGTCTAATTTTGAAAATAGTTTTTTAAACATACTTTTACATATTCGTTTGTGGTCAAGTTGATAAAATCAACATACTCTTTTTGGTTGAGTTTATCCTAATAATACAGTAGATGACGATTTCTAACTAAAGCATATTTTTTATTTCGTTTGAAATGTTAAAAGGTGTAATATAGATATAACAATGAGAGTGTTCTCCAAATGTATTTTTACGTTCTTTAAAGACTGCTTATGAGGACTACATTATTTTACTTACATAATTGTTTTGCTTTCTCTTTACAACGAACAAAAAAGGCATTTACATCGGATAAGTTTGAACTCAATACAGAATCACTTGGAATGTACCATACATCCATATCACGGTCTTCGCAAGGATACCAAACCAATAACGAAGGTATTCCTTTTAACATCTTTTTCTTTTTCAGAAACATATATAAATCCATATGCGCGTCAATGTCTAATTGTATGGTATGCACGTTATCTGGTAAATCCAATATTTTTTCATGACAGAGAGATTGTATAGAACGACAAGGACCACACCAAGAAGCTGAAAACTGTATTAAAAGGAGGTTAGGTACATCTATCCTCTTTAAACATTCATATAATCCTTCTACCGTTATAGAGTGATTTAAAGGAGTTGGCATACTGTATCCATTTGGTTGTCTTTATATCAAGGTTCATTGTATCAATTGTTGTAGCGTACTTAATCGGATAGGACTATTCACATGACCTTCCCAAAAATAACGACAATATGCATATTCAACCGATATCCTACTTTCATCGTACCATTCTGGATGCGTCTGCAACAATATCTCTCGTAGGTTATCTGGAAGATAATGTAAACAAGACGGGTGCAATACGTAGGCTAATTGAACGTTGGGCGAAATGGATGGTTTCGGGTTTAACGGTATCCATTCGGTGCATGTCGTTGGGACATGTTCTTTTAAGTCACATAACAATGGAGGATAATTATAAGGATACATCCATTCCCAATCTGAACACCCAAACGTATAATATTTATAGGTCCACTCTAAACCTTCTAAATAATGGATAGAAACTTGTTTTTTCATACATTCTGTACGTTGTGAATGTAATAAGGATTGATAATATCGTTCTCTCCATCCGTCTTCAAACGGATTAATATATTGTTCGGTGCGTCTATCGGTTATAGGTAGATTTTGTAAAGACGTTGGGATATCATTTAAAGAAGGATTCAACTCAATTTGTTTCATACATTTATTTCGTACAGTATGTTCATGTTTTAACCATTCTTCTTCGTGATTTGACAGCAATTGAATTAATTCACGCACATTTTTCCATACTATACCTTTAGATGATATCAAATGTCCGTGTGCCTTTACTACTTTTTTATACATGGTGGTGAGATAAGATAACCCATTGGTTCTAAGATTCATACACGGAAAATGTGGCAAAAAATCATTCCCAAGAAAAAAACATAAAAATATATAATCCCGAACACATTGTTCGGGATTGTCTTTGTCGCCCAACTCTTTGGATACGGCTATTGCCATGGCATGAATATCAATTACATAATTCACATTTGGTTTGAGCGTAGAATCAATACTTTGTATATAATGAGGGGTTTCACGATATAAATATAACTGTTTCGTATAGAGTGTATGATTTAAAGTAAGCATAATCAAATCAGAGTCTAGTCCATAAATCGCCGTAGTCGTTTTACGATGATATGAAATATTTTCACGTATATATTCAAATATTTTGTGTTCGCCTTCTCCAGGGTCATTGCTGGTTGTAATTATAAATTCCTTTATACCGTATTTTTTAGGATGAATAAAGTGATTGATTACATACTCACTCAAGGATTGCATGAAGGCCGTACCAGGTGTTATGAGGGATGTATTCCATCTCTCTGGCATGGGTACTCCAGATTGAGTATAGATTTGTTTTTCAATTGCACTTTTATATCTTCGGGTTTGCTGTTGTGATAGTTTGGCGGCAGGAGCAACTCCATCAAAAGAAATCATGACTTTCTCCGTTGGATGTATGGTATTGATATAACGTCCAATTTTTTTGACAACTTCTTGTATCAAACGTTGTTCGTAGTCTATACTTGGGTCCAAGGATTGTACCGAATCGTATATTATAGATTGTGCATCCAAATATAAATTATGAATGACTGTATTTTGTTCTGTATATTCAATCATTACATTACGATAGGTCCGGATGACTTGTTTAAAATAACACGGTATCCCCATAGGTAGGATTAAAGTCATATATTTAAGTTTAATTCCATATAGGTAGAATAATTCTATTCCTATATACTATGATTGAATTAACCGTAACAAACGTTTTACAATTGATGTCAACGCTTATGCCATTTATGATTACTTTTTTTATGTTAATGTTATCCTTGATGAATCAAAATGTAAAAGGTATAGTGTTTATTGCAGGAGCATTACTCGCGTCTTTTTTGAATCTTTTTTTAAGAAATGCCTTACAAAGTCCAAATGACCCCAATGCCTCTATGACATGCTCACTCATTGACATTCCTTATTTAAATCGGTATAATAGTCCTTCTTCCAATAGTGTATATATCGCATTTACATTTGCATACTTGTTTTTACCCATGAATTATAATTCACAAATGAATTATGCAATCATTTCAGCCTTGCTGATATTATTTGCGATTGACGCATCTGCTAAAATAATGAATAAGTGTACTACGGTAGGGGGTGTAGTCATAGGCGCTCTCGTTGGATTTATATTGGGTTCGTTGTGGTACACTATATTTCATATGGTTGGTTCGGACAACTTATTATATTTTGAAGAGACGCAAAGCAATGCAACGCGATGCGAAATGCCTACAAAACAAACCTTTAAATGTTCTGTATATAAAAACGGACAATTGGTTTCTTCCAGTATAGCTTAATGTAAATCTTGACACTTTAAATGGACGAATATTTGTCTAATTATAAGTGATTAGATAATGTAAGTATTATGTTTTTAATTGTAAGAATTTTTATTAAGATGGTTCAAATATGATAAAACGATACAGAAACAATATACTAAAACAAAATGAACGAATAAAGACTTTGAATGGTTAAGAGATAATAGAATTAACTAAATTCTATATAATTATGAAACATCTATTCCGCCTTGGCGGCGCCTGTATTTGGGCAAGTAGCTGCACGCGGCCGTAACCACCGTCGCGTGTTACGAAGCACGCCGCGTTCGGCCGCGGGTGAGATTCTCTGCACTCGCTCCTGCAATGATAATGAAATATTACATTCTGGTCCAACTTTCCTCATAAATAAATTGTCAGATTTTAAAATATTTTCTATCATTTCATTTGTTAAGTTTGAGTACGTTTTAGGGTTTGTTCTATATTTTTTCAAATCACTACATTCCTTCCAATTAACATAAGTAATACTTCTATTTATGAAAGAAATATTAAATTTATTCATTATATTTATAAAATAATGTTCATCGGGACAGTGCGAATTATCACCAAATATATGAGTATAATCATTTTCAATAAAAATTTTTACAGTGTCTCTTTTTAGAAGCATCCATTGACATTGTTTCGTAAATGTATCTTTATTAAAAAAATGTTTATCTGCTAATGAATTATAACGACGTATATCATCTAGTTTATTTTTGTTTATTAAATTACTGTCAAGTTTTTTAACTTTATCATATATTTCATTCGCATTATATAATGGTATACATTTGTCGGATAATAATATAAAATACTTATTCTCTTCTGTTTGAAATGCTTCTTTAAACAAATTTAAGGTTGCTTTAACTAATGATAATTTATACCATTCAGTTTCAACTATATTCTTGATACAATATTTTTCAAACTCCCCTGTAAAATTATGTTTATTATGAATATAAATATTATAGTTTGAATGAATAAAAATTTTCCATAATTTTGGTTGAGATAAATTATCATATGTTAAAAAACATAAAGCTATTTTTTCTCCCATTTATATTATATTATATTATTTATGACAATTTAAGGTTTCAAGAGTATAAATGCGTTCCTATTTGTATTTAAAAATTTAGTGACGTTGGAGTTCAAATTATTTTTAGAAATAGAATACATTAACATCCTATTCCCACTCATACGCATTTGCATTATACGTTTCCATTCCATACATGTAGCTTGTATATTTATGTTTTGATATTGAATATCGTGTTCTTCTATTGTGATTTCACGGTTTTTTATTCGCGCATTGACTTTATTATGAAATTCATAGATACAGCGAACCAAGTCACGTTTGGTTTGGATAGAATTCAAATTTAATCGATTCAGTAAAACGGTCGCGTGGTCGGAACATTCTGGACAAGGTAAATTTCGGCAAATATTGCGTATGATATTTATAATAGGTTGTATCAAGTCGGTACGTTCTTCTTTCAATCCATTTACCATATGATGCATAAAATTCCAGGTCGCTCGTCCCCATACATCTTTACTTACCATATGAAATATAAAGACATTTATATTTTTATATTTATGGATACGATTCATTGTGTGGAAGAATTTGATTTTTGGAAGGAATTAAATAAAGAGGCAAGGATTGAGGAGAAACATTGTTTGATTACCAAAGAACCCTTAACTCCTCATGCCTTGACATTACCGTGTGGACATACCTTTAATTATGAACCTCTCTGTCGTGAAATGATACAACTCAAATATCCTACGACTACATTTAAATCACCCATTTGCTTGAAACGTAATCAAATTTGTTGTCCTTATTGTAGAACCATTATCAATCAATTACTTCCTATATTACCAATGTATGATTTAAATTTACCCAAAAACATTTGTTCGCATATCAACTGTATTCCAATGAAACCGTGTGAATATGAATTCAAGAGAGGTATACGACGTGGAGAGACGTGTAATCATCCAACTGGATTTATAACCGAACAAGGTATAACTTGTTTACATCATTATAAAAAAATGAATTTGAAGATATAACACGGATTCCAACCGTAATTAGATGAAATATAATCTCACGTTTAAATATGGAAAGGGGTCTTGTTATGTTGATGCACTCTGTTATCATTGGATTGGTGTTATACCTAATTATGATATATGGGATAGGTCAATCCCAATCATTGGCTGAAAATCGGAGCATACTCCTCGCAGCCATCGTGTTAATCTACATGATATTGTTTGGTCATGGATTACCGAACCGATTGAATAAAACCATTTAAATTACGATGGTATTTTTACATACGCATATTTACCTTTTCAATGACCCGTGCAAACGTAACATTTCAATAAAGTGGACTGTTCGCACCTCCAACACCCTGTAGTGCAGAAATAGCAAGTTAAATATCCGTAACCTTTACAATAAACACAGGATAATTGGTTTTTTAATTTATTTTGTGTCATATAGAATAATCGTTTGACATACAGGTTATGATCTTTGTATTCTAAGAAATGACCGGGTTTCATTAGAATAATGTAAATGGGATGAACGTATAAGAATAGTATATAACCTTTCATGTATACTCATCCATCTATATCCTTAGGTTGATTCTACATGACTTTGTTTACATGTAAAAAGAGAGTACAAACATAATTAGCGGAATAAATGACCCAAAAAAACACCATAATTCACCGGCGTTGTAGTAAAAATATTTATAACTAATCCATAAAAAAGTATATGTAATTACAAACAGATACAACGCATAATAAAAATCAAATAAATAAAATATATTGATTGCAAATAAGAGTATATAATAACTAGGATTGAAATATGCAATCCATGGCCATTTTAAATGACCATTTTCGGTTTTCGTTAATGTCGCATGGTTTAAAAATTTAACATAATTAAAGATAAAATAAATACCATATAAGAGGTTTAAGGAGGCTATAGACAAATTAAAAGGACTCGTCGTAGGAGTGTAATATGCATATTTTATGAAGTATAATAGGATAGGTTGACATACATTTAAGATTGGACCTAGTATAGTTGTTATTTTATTAATACCGTATGTGTTTTTAATATCTATCCAAAATAAAAAATCCATAAATTGAATACAAGAAATAAAAATTAAAAAAATTCCAGTAACCTTATTCTCTGTTATATATTGCTTATTTCCACAACAAAACAATAGAATTGAAAATATAGTTCCTATAGAAAAAGTGAATATAGAAGTTTTAGAATTAAAACACATTAATAGTAGTAAATATTATTTGAATACAATATAAATCATCTTGAGAATCCCATTTTTGCGTGTTATGTCACCTTACACTTTTTTAACCTACATACATTCATTTTAGATTTTATAAAATAGGGTCCATTACCATTCTCATAATATTGCCCTGCTTTGGATGCACTGGAACCGTATACGGTATTCAATGATTTTGCGATAGATTTTACTGTATTATATTTCAATCTTAACAATCTAGAGGAGGAAGAAACCGAACCTTGTTGAAAATATGGTTGATTATTTGGTTTTACAATAATATCGTGCGTATTTAACCCATTGCATACACCATTCTCATTACTGTATAATGAACTTCTTACCTGTGTACCATCCGAATATGGAACAGGTTGAATGCAACATTCATTGTCTGTGGTTACATATTGTATGTTTGATTTGTTAGAACCGCTTAAATTTTGCAGATAGGTTTTATTACGCGTTTGAAGATATTGCTTGGAACTAAAAGAATAGGATTTGTTTGACGGAAGAGATTTTGTATTCAGTCCACGTGTCGGTTTTGCGTTTCTATAACAGGAAGCACACGTAGAGCCATCTGAAGTTGTATTGTCATCCAGATACACGACCGTGTGTTTGCAATCGGGATCAGATTGGGTTACGACTACATTACTAGACGGTTTTTCCAAACCTAAATAGGAATTCTTACTCGCTCCTTGAATACCTATAGGATTAAGTTGTTTACGCCAATGTTTAATCGGTCTGGACACGTTCCAACTTCCGGTAAATTTTCTATAACGGGCATGACTGGATGGAGTTTGACTTTGTGTGTCACCGTTTTCATATGGACGTGACCATTGAGACACTACTGATTTTTTTATATTTATATCCATATATATATATGTTAATATTTGTATATTTTATATTTGTATTGTTTACATTAAATATCCTTTATATGATTGTAAAAAAATATCTTTCATTTCAAGAAGGTGCCACTGGAAGTAGTGATACTACAGAGTATCAAGACCCGAACCTCTCGCAAAATCCACTCTATTTGGCAACCATCAATGCCTCCAACATTGCTTATCTTAAGAGTAAATTAGACGATATTGATACGATTCGTACAAGTGTAGATGCATTGAATGAGCAAGTAGAATCAAACTCTACCGCCATACAAGGTATCAATACAAGTATGCAGATTACATCTAGTAGTTCCATACCGGACCAATCCACTACACAAGCTCTTGCCAATACAGGTAATGCAGATGCAAACGTATCTACCTAATAATTATTATATCATTGAAAGTTATGAGTAATTTTTTTGATAGTGCTTTAAATAAATTGGACACCTTAGAACAAGATATACTTGGTCCAGATTACCCTTATTATAAATATATCAATTCGCCAAGTGATATGGGCATGAGTGCCGATGGAGATAAAATTTCTACAAATATTGGTGGATTAATATCATACGTGGACGTTTTGGTAACTGGTTCAGGCAAAGCTTCTGCCACGGGAAAGCCCTTAGGAGATAAATATTTTATGACTACTGCCGCAAAGTGTAAAGACGTTGCTACCGGAAACGATGTAACTCGTTCGTTATATGTAAATAATATACCAGACGGGTCAATTCCATTTATTACAAATTTAAGTGGAGAAAGCACGGATTTAAAAGGACTTGTTCCTGGTGTATTACACGATATGGTTGAAATAAATCCTTTGCAAATTTTTCAAGCATTCATGATTGGAAGCGATCCAGAGTGTCAACAAGTTACCATGGAAGTCGTGGATACTAATAATGTATCTACTAAAAAAACTGCTTATTTGATAAACACCGATATACAAGACATGAACCCTTGTTGGTTTACAAATAATACAAATCCAATTACTAAAATACAATGTAAAGAAACCTTTGCTACTGTAAAGCAATCCGCAAAACAATCTAATCTAAAATCATGCTCTAAATCAAAGGAAGATCAAGACGTATATGCACAATTATATTACGGTTCTCTCGGGTTGGTTGGACTATATATATTTATGAAATTAACCATGAAATAAAAAATATATTTATAGTATATGACTATCCTTATTATCGTAATTATCGTAATTATTTTATTGGTGTTATTCATACCAGGTTCATACGTGTTAGATGATTATTTATATGGTTTGTATAGCGCAGATGCACAATCAAATGCTGCCGCGTATTGGGCCGACAGTATTACACCTCGTGTTGCTACTACATACGAAGAAGGAGCATTCGACGGAATATTACCAAGCGGAAAACGGATATAAATTCTATGGTTTATTCCAATAGGTATAACATATTTCTTTATCCTTGGAGGTATAGGGCGTATGTTTATAGTAATGTAATAGTTTTTGAACGAATAACCATTTATCGCGATAATCATATATTTTATCATATGTTTCTATTTGCAAGACAAGGTTGTCGTTCATAAACATTCTTAAATATTGTGTGTAATATTTAAATGGTCTTAACCTCTTAAATATTGGGTGACATCAAACGATGGGTCCATATACATGTCAAGACTATAGTCTGGAATCAATCCGAGAGGGAACATTGGTCTGGGGACGAAGGTTCGTTCATAATAATGGTCTTGATATAGTTCTTCCCAAACAAATTCACGCGCAATTTCTTTTACAGCCCATTTAAAGAACAGTTCGCCAATCCGTTCGTCTAGGTCTAAAATTATTAACAACGCCGTATTATAACCTCGCACTTCACAGTAAATACATTCATAAAATCTTTGATTGACCCAAACGTAATTCAACAATTCCTTTTTGTCAAATCGTATATTGGAATGATAGGTCATGATTTTTGACACGATTTCAGAGGGTAGCTCCATTGGAATGGATAGGATAACTTAAATATGTTATATGTTAAGTATTTCAATTTTTTCAACAATACAATTATTAAATCCACGGTATAATATTTTAATGAATTAAGCGTAATATATATTAAAAAAAAAACATGGATAGGATTAATGGATTATATTATTTTTATATTTACATTTTGTGTCATTTTATTTTTATATTTACATATTCAATTTCATTATAAAACAAGTAACGATTTAGAAGTGTATGAAATAGAACAACCCACGAAGTGTAAGCTAGAAGAGATTTGTGACCTTAGACAACCGGTTTTATTTGATTATAAGAATGATATATTGCTTGAAACCTATACTAGAAGCACCTTATTGGAGAAGTATAGTTCATTTGATGTCAAAACTAGAAATTTGACAAATACACCTGAAAACGATGAAGAAATGTATATCCAAGTCCCTCTTATAAATGGATTAGCGGTGACGGACAAATCCACAGATACAACTTTAGATGTATATATCATTGAAAACAATTCGGACTTTTTAGAAGAAACTGGACTGTTGAGTATTTTTAAACAAACGGATGCCTTTATACGTCCTTCGTTAGTTACAAAATGTATATATGACCTTGTAATGGCAGGGGAAGGGACAAGTACGCCCTTCAAATACGATATTCAATATCGTAATTATTACATGGTTACAGAAGGAGAGGTCACGGTTTTAATGGCTCCTCCAAAAAATATTCAATATTTATCTCCACAAGAAGATTACGACAATTTTGAATTTAGTTCACCCGTTAACCCGTGGAACGTTCAACCCGAATATAGTAGTGAATTTAATAAAGTAAAGTGTCTAGAAGTGATTGTACCGAAAGGACATATGATATACATTCCTGCTTATTGGTGGTATAGTTTCAAAATAAAACACAACGCTACTATAATTTCATTTAAATATCAAACGGTTATGAGTATGATTTCTATATTACCTAAATTAAGTATGTATTTTTTACAATCCAAAAATATACAACGAAAACTTGCTCCATTTACACCCTTGAATATTTAACCCCTTTAGGAAAATTAATTTCCTATTAATTTTTGAAACATAAAATGTCATAATATATATAAATTATATGTCGTGGCGGATATGACGCATAATTTGGCGAACAAAACGACCAAAACCCCGTCATAATTTTCCAATGGCTGACTATATCGTATTCGATATTGTGAGCGACTAGTCCGCCGTGACATTATAACGAAATCTAAAAAATATACAGTTTAAAGAAAAAATAATTTTATTAAAAGGCGCGGTTTTAAATATTTAAGTCTGGTTTAAATAATTATGCATTTTAGTATTTAAATTATTGTTGTTTATATCCCCTGATAAAATGCATTGTTCATACATTTTTCTTAATACGTCTTTTGGACATTGACTTCCTGATTTTAATAAATTTCGTTGAATTAAATACATTTTTATGTTATGAATATGCGTATGTTTAAGTTTTTGAGTTTCTTCCTGTATTTTATGTTTGAGGGTCATATTTTTAATCAATACCGAGATAGACTTGTCTTTTTTACCTAAGGTTCGTTTCAATGTTTTTGTGGTTCGTTTTATACGTACAATAGAGGGAATGGTTGCATTAGACGGTGCCTCTGTCAATGGTTGGGTTCGTTTCATTTGACGGTAGGTAGGTCTACCTGTATGTTTTAAGGAGGTATACGGGGTCGGTGTGGCGACATATTTCGGTAGGATTATATCTGTCTTTGGCAGGACAGTTACCTGCAAGGGTTTTTCTATCGTGATTGGTTTTGTCTTTTCAACTATTAATGAATTTAAAAAACTTAAAGACTTATCAAATTCAGATTCAAACTCATCTTTACCTGCCGTCAAAGTAGTCGGTGGGATAGAATTATGTTGTCTTTCTTTGATTTTTTTAAAAAATTCTTTACGGAGGGTTTGGTTAATGTTTTTTTGACGAGGTTTCTTAGGCGCCTTTTTTTTCAAGGTTGAATCTACTAAACTATCTGTTATATGTATTTTTTTTATACTCATAACTAGAATATATATATATATTCAATACATATAACTAATTTATATAGTAGAACGATTTCCGCTTGTAATATGATTAGACGTGTAGTCATTTGTATTATAATTATAAAATGTTCCATCGTCGTTACTAAAAATAATATATTTTATACCATATAGTTTTATAACTTTTAAACATTGCATACATGGACCAGAGGAACGTAAACCGCTAGAAGACAATCTTACTACGTACAATATATATTTTCGGATTGTAGGTTTAGCCTTGAACTACATTGTGATGAGTGCGTAAACAATCACGAATTGCAGCAATTTCTGCATGGCATGTTAAACAATCGTGTATTAACTTATCATGGGAAAAGGTTCTGTAATTATTAAACCCTTTGCCAATTATTTTTCCACCTGCCAGTATTGCGCAACCGTGTTTATGATTACAAGGCGAACACAATGCCTGTTCCATTGCAATGTTAATGCAATGGATATGCCTTTGTGTAAGTACAAGTGTATTGGTCATGACCGATACTAGTATATAATCCTTTTGGTTTAAACCGAAATCATTTAAAGATAAATTGAAATGAAATCATACATATTCATGATACAATCATATAATATGTCGGATAAGTGTGTCTCAAACGATGGAAATGCCTATATTGAAGAACCATGGGAAATCATTCGTTCTTATTTTGATGGAAAACATTTGGACCAACTTGTAAGGCATCAAATTGAGTCCTACAACCATTTTGTAAATCAACAAATCAAACAAACGATATCCATGTTCAATCCAATTCATGTCAAGTCGGAGAAATCCTTTGATCCAGAAAGTGGAAAATATAAACTGGAAATATTTGTTTCATTTGAAAATTTTAATATATTTAGACCTCAATTTCATGAAAATACGGGGGCGGTTAGGTTAATGTTTCCACATGAAGCCAGACTTCGTGATTTTACTTATGCGTGTAATATGGTTATAGACATGACTGTAAAATACGTTATACGAAGTGGAGTTCATCTTAATTCGGAAGAAACCATGTATAAAACGTTTTCAAAGATTCAATTAGGTAAATTACCGGTGATGTTAAAGTCGTGTTTATGTGTATTGCATCAATATTCACATGTTCCAAGTGCAATGATTGGAGAATGTAGTTTAGATGCAGGCGGTTATTTTATCATCAATGGTTCTGAAAAAACGGTGATTGGACAAGAACGCTCCGCCGAAAATATCATTCAATGTTTTAATACTGAGAAAAACAATACAAAATGGAGTTGGAGTGCAGAAATCAAATCAGTACCAGATAATAAATCTGTTTCACCGAAACAAAATAATATTTATATTGTAACCAAAAACAATGGGTTTGGACATGCTATATACGTTCAAATTCCAAGAATAAAACAACCTATTCCGTTATTCATATTATTTCGTGCATTCGGGATTGTATCCGACAAAGATATTTGTCAAAAAATTTTATTACATGTAGAAAATCCTGATTGCGAAAATTATGTACAAATGATGACTGCCTTGCACGCATCTGCCGTAGATGCAAATGAGTATAGGACAACCAAAGATGCGTTGCAATATATAACGTCAAATGTAATGTACAATACGATTTATACGGATAAAGTTGCGTCTCATAAAAAGAAATCGGATTATACCGTAGAGGTTTTAAATACAGATTTATTTCCACATTGTAATACACTCCAACATAAAATATACTTTCTGGGATATATGACCAATAAACTACTTAGAACCAGTATTGGTTGGGAACCCATTAGTGACCGTGATTCATACTTGAATAAACGAATTGATTTAGTTGGAATATTATTAAACAATTTATTTCGTAATTATTTTAATAAATTAGTCAAGGATATGCAAAAACAAATTGTTCGCGAAATTAATACCGGTTCTTGGAAATCAACCTTTGATTATAAATCCATTATAAATATGACGAATATTTATAAAATTGTAAAATCAACGACCATTGAAAATGGTATCAAACGCGCATTGTCTACTGGGGATTTTGGTATTAAACAAACGAACAGTAATAAGGTAGGTGTCGCGCAAGTGTTAAATCGTCTGACCTATATTGCTAGTCTTAGTCATTTGCGACGTGTAAATACACCGATTGATAAAAGTGGACGTTTGATTCCACCCAGAAAATTACATAATACTTCTTGGGGGTATTTATGTCCGGCCGAAACTCCCGAAGGTCATAGTGTTGGAGTTGTAAAAAATTTAAGTTACCTTACTCATATTACGATACCTTCCAACTCCGATGCGTTGAACGAATATATACTTCCGTTGGTTACACCGTTTGAACTTTTAACCAAGGAAGATTGGATGGGTGTAAAAGTATTCATCAACGGGAGATGGTTAGGAAACACCACGAAGGCTATGGCACTTTATAAGTCATTAAAAGAAAAAAAATACAAGGGTATTCTCAATATTTATACGTCCGTTGTATTTGACATACAGCGAAAAGAAATACGAGTATGTAATGATGCAGGACGACTCATACGACCTCTGTTACGTGTAAAAGATAATAAAATACATGTTACTCCATCCATAATGGATGGACTTATGGATAAAACGATAAGTTGGGATGATTTATTAACCAACATGACCTTAGAACAATCGGTCATAGAATACATTGACCCGGCAGAACAAAACGCTAGTTTGATTGCGATGAAACCCAAACAACTATTACAAGACGACGATTACAAAGTGTATAATTATACGCATTGTGAAATCCATCCAAGTACCATTTTTGGTATCCTTGCTTCTTGTATTCCATTTCCTGAACATAATCAATCCCCACGTAACACGTATCAATGTGCTATGGGTAAACAAGCCATGGGCGTCTATGTTACGAATTATGATAAACGTATGGATAAAACCGCCTATGTATTATCCTATCCAATGCGACCACTGGTAGATACCCGCATCATGAATTTGATTAAATTAAATCGTTTACCTTCTGGGTGTCAGGTCATCGTTGCGATTATCAGTCATACTGGATATAATCAAGAAGACTCTATATTGTTCAACGAAGGGTCCATAAAACGCGGATTGTTTCAAACCACCATTTTCACAACTATTAAAGAAGAAGATAAAAAAGTTCAAGGAGATGAAGAAATTAGAGGCAAACATGATTCGTCTAAAACCAAAGGAATGAAATTTGCCAATTACGATAAAGTCAATGAACACGGGGTCATTCCAGACAATACACTTGTAATGAATAGAGATATTATCATATCTAAAATGTCTCCTATACGAGAAGCACGGAACGACCATACGAAACATATCAAATATGAGGATAGAAGTGTAATGTATAGGACCGCGGAAGAAAGTTATGTGGATAAAAGTGTTATTGATAGAAATGGGGATGGATACACGTTTTGTAAAGTTAGAATGCGTACCGTGAGACAACCTATCATTGGAGATAAATTTAGTTCTAGACACGGTCAAAAAGGAACCATTGGTAATATTATACCCGATTGTGATATGCCATTTACATCCAAGGGTCTAGTACCAGACATTATTATTAACCCACATGCTATTCCTAGTCGTATGACCATTGCACAATTAAAAGAAACCCTTTTAGGAAAAGTACTATTAGAATTAGGATTGTTTGGAGATGGAACGAGTTTTGGGGATTTAGATGTGAAAGATATTTGTAAGCACTTACAAAAAGCAGGATATGAATCCAACGGAAATCAGCGAATGTACAATGGTCTTACAGGAGAATTATTCGAAACCAGTGTTTTCATTGGTCCTGCCTTTTATCAACGATTAAAACACATGGTAAAAGATAAAATGCATAGTCGTAGTTTTGGACCAAAAGTTACTTTAACCCGACAACCCGCCGAAGGACGACGACGAGACGGAGGTCATCGTTTTGGTGAAATGGAAAGGGATTGTATGTGTTCACACGGTGCAAGTAGTTTTACAAAAGACCGTATGATGTTTGCGTCAGATGCATTTGGTACGCACGTGTGTAGAAAATGTGGTACCATCGCTGCCTACAATGACAAGAAACATATCCATTTATGCAAGCAATGTGATAATCGTACCGATTTTGCCTATATTGAACTTCCATATGCTTGTAAATTATTGTTCCAAGAATTAATCACTATGAATATTGCGCCACGCATTATAACAGTATAAATAATTATTACCTAATACTATAATATGGATAAAGAAACGCTTCGTAAGGCAACGGGCGGTGGAAGAAAAGGGGTTCAACCTGCATTATTAGGAGGTGGCGCAAATTCAAATAGCGGATCTGGTATGATTGGTGGAAGTGAAAGAAGCCAAGCCCGTCTTACCTTGCGCGAAGCATGGGGACACTATGGATTTTTAGTAAGGTTGAATATTCTGGATAATCCATACCGAAGTGGTTTAACCCCCTTTCGTCAAGCGATGAATGCTGGCGATATGAAACAAGCCTCTTCGAATTATAGTGGCGTTGGACCCGATAAACGCTTACCCCAAATCAATCAAGTCAATGGTATAGGACCTTCTAAATTATTTACAAATGGGGGTAGTATTCAATCCGGGACTGCCGCTTATAGTGGTAATCCACATTACGTCTACGATTCATCCGATTATATCCGTTATAAACGACTTAAATCGGTTTTAAATACTTATAACGACGAAAGTTTTGGAGGTTCTAACAATGGGTCCTATACATTTTTAATGAACGTTCGTTAATTAATTTTCTAATTAGATATATATGATACAAAAAGTATTTGTAGAATATATTGGTACATTGTTTTTTCTTTATGTAATTATAGCTACATCCGGGAATGCATTGGCGAGTGGGACTGCTTTGGCGATTGCAATATTAGTGGGAGGTGCAATCTCGGGCGGACATTATAATCCAGCTGTAACCATTATGATGGCATTTGCTAAAAAGACGCCAATGTCAGAAGTGGCTCCTTATATCATTGCACAAGTTGCGGGCGGTATTACCGCCTTTGAACTATGGAAAAGAATAAAAATGTAATATGGTGTTAGATAATATATACGAATAACTTATATGCAAGAAGTATATAAGTTGTGTCATTTAAAGAATAATTATATTACAACCGTACTGGTATTTATAGGAAACGATAGGCAAAAGGTAGACCTCAACGAGTTATATCGTAAAGACCCTAACCATGCATTCTTTAACGGTATATTTACCGAACAAGAACGAACGGATTATAAAGAGGCCGATATAAAATTTGTATATAGGCGTATACATTTAGACGATACTATAGAGACGATTAAAAAAAAATATATATTGTCTTATCCAGAAGTTAAATCTACCTACTATGGTTTATATTTATTTGCAAAAACTCAAAGTCAATTGTCTTCTGTTTCTGTATATCGTTCTCTCGTACAAAACGTTCAATCTACCATTGAACGAAAACGTTTGATACAATTTTTATTAAATCTAGATGATTTTGACGTACAATCCTTGACCTATAAAGAAGAGTATGAGTATGAAGATGTATTGTCCTTGGATTTCACATCCAGAGAAACATGGATAACTACAACTCCGGTCGGACAGACGTTGCACGCCTCGGAAGGTACCTATCCATATACGTATAACCCTTTTAACGTGATTGAATTAGAGACCTTTTTAGTAGAACACGCGAACGAACTATTGACAACGACGAATCAAAGATTATTAATGCATAATGAAAATATATACAACCGTACCTTATATGTATGTCACGTAGAAGATGTCTTGGAGTATGCCACTACCCATTCTATAGAAGCAACTCCCATGATTTCTATATACTATCCATATTTAAGAGATAAGGAGATATTGTCCCTAAAGTCGTACCAGTCCAACCTAGAACAAATGAGATTAGAAACACAAACTATGATAGAGGACCGTGTATGGCTTCATAATATAGAGACGATTGATTTATTAACTCAAATTAGTTCTTCTTATTCAGGCGAAGATTTTATTATATACGCTGGCATTAAAAGTGGTACAATCATACTAAATCCAGATATTACATATAATCTACCGTTAGACGTTGTCTTTAAATTAATCCATTCCAATATAGAGGCTCCTTTGATAAAATTTAACCCTTCCCGTAAACAAGAAAATATATATCGTCTATATGCAAATAAAATTGCTACCGATGGTAGACGTATACCATATCTACCCAAAAGTACAATCTTTAAATTAATGAAACAAATGGCTGGAGAAAAACAAGTATCGGTCTTTATTCAATCCGGTGAAGATACATTGATATTAAGTTTTTTTGATACAGGACGACTTGAAATTACAGTGGATTTCAATCATGTAAAACCGTTGGACGAGATGAATACTATTATAGCGACGCAATGTAATCCAATCATTGAAATGGTAAGCAATTATTTACAACAACGTGGTTATACGATGCGTATGTTTGAAGATGTGTATAAATCTTATGTCGGTATTGAAAAAGTCCAGTATAGGATTGAAACTACATTGACCAAAAAAATGCGATTAAAACCATTCCTTTCATGTATATCCAGTGTATTTAATGTCATGGGTGAAGATGAACACGGCGCAGTGCTTCGTTTAAAAAAAGTGGAACATTATAATGAAATGGATAGCAAAGAAGCTTACATTGTAGAATCCTTAAATGCGGGTGTAAGAGACGTTGAATTAATAAAAGGATTGATAGATAATTTCCAAATTAAAAATGAAGAAGAGGCCCGCAGATTACTGGTTGATTTTGTATCCAGACAACAAGTGGTTCAAGAAGCGTTTAAAAATAAACGGTTTAAAATAAAAAATAACCCTGGTTTTTTAACACGTATGAACGTTGAAAAATATACAACCCGTTTGATTACCAACGTAGACGGCATAAATCATATTGGATATTTAAACACTATACCAGAATACATCCAAACCTTGATAATCATGTCGCAAGGAATACAATCACCAGAATTAACCTCTTCCATAGATACTTTATGTAAAGAGAAACCATCTACAAGTGAAACCAGAACCGAAGATTTAATAGCACCTGTGGAAGAACCCAACTTTGTGTCTGCTATTGTATTTAATCCAACCTATGACGCTTCGTCTGAATCAAACTCCAATGGTTTATTACAAATGTTATTAGGAGATAGTACGTCGGACGAAGAAGAAGACACTGGAGGTGTACATACTCCTGAAACGGAGGATTTAGTGAAAGATATCACTGGTATGAATTTATCCAATCCAAATCCATTTTCAGACCGGTTATCTAAACGTGAACCAAAATTATTTTTAACTTCGGTTGGTCCTGGATATTCTTCCTACTCACGTAGTTGTCCGTCCAGTAATCGTCGGCAACCCGTCATTTTAACCCAAGGTGAAAAGGATAGAATTGATAAAGAACATCCTGGGTCCTATCAACACGTTGTATCGTATCAGTCTTCTAAAGATACTCCAAAGTATTATTATATATGTCCAAGATATTGGAGTTTAAAAGACGGGGTAAGCCTGACACAAACCGAAGTGGATAGTGGAAAATATGGAGAGGTTATAACTAAAAAGGCAAAAGAAATTACTGGAAACAAACACATTTATGAATTTGATAGCAGTTACCATCGGAATGAAAAGGGAGAGTACGAAGATACCAATCCTGGGTTTATGAAACCTTCTAAACATCCAGATGGTAAATGTATGCCGTGTTGTTTTAAAGGATGGGATGTTCCTGCACAAGTTAAACTACGACAAACATGTGAAGGTGACGAACAACCTCCTGTAAAAGAAGTTAAAAAAAAACTTAAACTGAAAGCGATTGAACCAGACCTTGAAAAATTTGATGAATATGTAAAAGGTCCTGAAAAGTTTCCATTGGAAAATGGTAGAATTGGTTATTTACCCGTGAAGATACAACAATTTTTACACATTGATAATAAACAATGTCAAATCAGTCAAATCAATACAAATGTAAAACCGAATACACCTTGTATCGTTCGTTTAGGTGTTGAAAAAAGTGTAAATCAATCTTTTATTGCCGCAATTGCTTGTATTTATTCCGAGTGGTTACCTAATAAACCAGTTCCAACGATACTTCAAATGAAAGTCATTTTAATGGATGCATTGGACTTGGATGTATTCCTTACATTGCAAAATGGGAATTTAATCACTATATTTAACGATGATAAAGAAGTCAACCTTGATAATTATAAATATAGTTCCATTTATAAAAAAATAAATACACATATACCAGAAGAGTTATCTTTGTTAAAAAAAATAATATGTTCTTATGAAAATTTTAAACGATATTTAAACGACCCTGACATTGAAATGGGGTACGAATATCTATGGGATTTAATATGTTTTAACAATGATAAATTGTTTGACAAAGGATTAAATATGGTAATTTTGGAGACAAAGGACGACGATTTAACTGGCAATGTGGGTGTGATTTGTCCAACGAACCACTATAGCATGTCTTTTTTTGACGTAAATAAAAAAACGATTATACTTATTAAACGTGAGAATATATATGAACCCATTGTCACCTATGAAGATAAAATTAAACAATATGTAATCATTCGTAGATTTAGTATAAAATACAAAGGAATATTACCAGAATTAAAAATATTTTTGGATACGATTAAAACCTCGTTACAAGATAAATGTACTCCTTTACCTAGCAGACCACGCGTATATAAATTTAAAAGAAACATTTTGTTTCATGAAATGGTTCATATTCTAAAATTAAAAAAATATATTATTCATTTTCAGATATTGAATTACAATGGAAAGGTAATTGGATTGGATATATCAAAAGGTGATTTACGAGGAATGATACCGGTATTTCCTTCCGCGATGGATTTGTCTATGAGTGATATTCAATGGATAGACCAATACAAAGGTTATTCTTATAATCATACTTTAAATCTATTGAATACCGTGTATAAAGAAACCAAAGGACATATACCAAGTACTCCAGTTATAAAGGTTATAGAGGATGATTTAATTGTTGGTATAATAACACAAACCAATCAATTTGTTCCAATTAATCCTCCGACCCAAGACGTGTATGGGAAGGATTTAGAAATTTTACGTGATATAGATTATTTAGATACAGATAAGGTTGTATCGCAAGACAATACCATGGACGACGAACGAATACGATATATGCATCGTATTCAATTAGAATCCGGATTTTTTAATACGTTTAGAAATATGGTTCGCATGCAACTAGGTATACCAAAACATTATAAAATTAGAAATGAAATTGAAGGGATTGTGACGGATGAAGATAAATCCTATTACACGAAATTACGTGAAATAGAAACGAAAATACATTTCATGACGGATGAACTCGTTCAATTCATTGACATGGATGAAACCTTACTACAAGATGTGGATACAGTCATTCATTGTAATACATTATCTAAATCCAAGTGTTCTTCACAACCCTATTGTTTAAGCAAAGAAAATTCGTGTGTTTTGTTGATACCAAAACAAAATTTAATTACAGATATTGACAATTCAATCATGTATTATGGACGCATGACCGATGAAATTGTAAGATACAGTCGTATTCGGTCCTTTTTATTTGAACCTACCATTTTTTTGAATTTTTCAGAGGTCAAATACAATTTGAGAGAAGATGAAGTTATATTGGTACAATCTTTACTCACACAAGAATATTTTGATGATTTAATCCCACGCATTCATAATCCATATATACAAACGACTACGTATGACACCACGGAACCACTTCACAGTGAGAGGTACAGTAATGTTATTATGCCAACGGTTAAATCCAATCTCGTAACATGTCCTCCCCCAAAATTAACGACCGTGTCAAGTAAATGGAAAAGTAAATTTCCAACTGAAAGTATGGAATTAAAATTTTCAAACGATTCCAATCTATGTAGTTTTGATATAATGTTGACTATACTACAAGATTATGATAAGGAGGTTAGATTAACTGTATCGGATTTACGAAATGTTCTTGCCGATGAATATTCTATCTTATTTGAAAAGTATTCAAAATCCCTATTGAGTATTATGAGGGCACAGGGTAAATCCTTAATGGCACATCAATTGAATATTGGAAGAGTCACCATAACGGATTTGGTTGTAAGCGAACATTACTTTATTACCCCATTGGATATATGGGTGATTTCAAGACGTTTTCTTCTTCCAATCGTACTTTATACGTCCACAACGTTTATTGAAAATAAAAAAAATATACTTTTGTATAATGTATCCATAACGAATCATTATTATTTTATTAAAGTACCCGCGATGAAACAAGGATATAGTCTAGGACATAAATTATTAGTGTATAAATCAAAATCACTTATAAATGTAGACTCCTTGCCAGACCTTTTGCAAGAGATAACTTTACAGAACACTTCGGAAGATTTACTCGTGCATTATTTAGAACATTATAAACCGAAACGAAAGACTATCTTGGTGATAGATCGTCCATAAATTACATTTAAAACTCCATTGTATACTTTGCATCCATTCCGCCCATATCGCTTGGCTTCATATGATGGGCATTCGTATGGATAGCAATCGTATCGGTTGAACACGGGTCATTCGTTTGTCCTAATCCTGTAAAGGCGGCACGAATTTCATCTTCTGGACTGGTATGCGTTTGTTTTTCCGCTTGAAGTTGTGTCATGGCATCTAAATCCATAACGCATTCAAACGCACTGGTTCCGAAGAAACCTTCCTGTCCGCACATTACATTGGCTGAAATACCACGCATAATATCTAACTCGCCGTGTCTTGCCGCTTTTAAAAACATTTCAGGCGTTTCTTCAAACGATGCCTTTGCAATTGGACCAATGTTATCATTGTTAATCCCATGACGAAACATGGAAACCATATTGTCGTTACACGTCATTCTATCGCATAGCACACTCAAATGATGGTAATTGATATAGGTATTATCAAATTCAATTACTTCTGAAATTTCATTATATATCGCAAGTCTAGCTGCTTCAATCCCTAATACAGTATATATTTCTTGAATATCATTCGTATACGTTCGTTTGTTATCAATATAATCCAGTGCCAACAAATCTATTAAGTTTGTGCCAACCGTATCTAAAACCCATGTTTCTTTTCGTTCATATTTCCCATCTTCATAGACTAAACTATCTGTAATTTTTCTTGGAATGATTTTAACAATATTTTTTACGCCACGTAAAACCATATGGTCCAATAGTTGTTCTTGAAAATTTTTCAACATGTATATTTCATCTTGCTGATCCAAGGTAGCCGTCATTTTCACTTTCTTTTTCAAAATATGATTTAATCGTATGCGAAAGATTAGATTGTCGTCGTTGTAATCGCTAAATATACACGAGACTTCGTCGTTGTAAGAATTTTTGATTGCAAAATGGATATCATCCATGGTTAAGTTTTTATCTAGCATGGTTTCTTTATCTAATACGATACGAATGACCCATTTTGATTTATGCATGGAGGATTCCTCTTCCTGTCCTATACATTCTTTTAAAATTTCTTCAAATGCATTGAATTGTTTCATAACTACATCGTCGGAAGAAAGAAGCGGATCTTCATCGTCTGGGTCAAAACAAATGGATATGGAATTTACCACTTCACGTAGTTTTGTATGTTCAATCCGATGTATAATACGCTGGGCATTACTTTGATCCGTTTCTTCGTTTGGAAGTAAATGAATAGTACACGAAGGGTTCTTTGGATGTTTAGACAACGATAAAATTTCTTCTATTCTTGGAACCCCTCGTGTAACATTTGACTTGGACGCTACACCTGCAAAATGAAACGTATTCAATGTCATTTGAGTCGTCGGTTCACCAATACTTTGTGCTGCAATAATCCCAACCATTTCACCCGGCGCAATAATCGCCTGTTTAAATGATAAAATAATTTGTTCCATCAAAACCACTAATGCTTTACGGTTGAAACGTTTTACCATGAGTAGAATTTTGGGTGATAAATTATAATAAAATACAAGTTTGAATAGTTCAGTCGGTTGTACATATTTAAATTGTAAGAGACGTTGATATGTTTCATCTAATAGTTGAAACGTTTCTAACGGTGTAACATCTACCATGGAATATGCATTCAGATAGTGTTGTCCTTGAACGTTATTTATAATGGGTTGAAACGCCACCGGCATATTTATACCATCTTCGTCCCGTCCATTGAATACATTATTCAAGACAATTTTACGCATTTGAACGACGGTATCAATGAGTTGCTTACATCTTTGATTTAATTCGTTTTTTTGTTGTTTGTATCTTGTAAGTGTATCTTTGGTATAAGAGGTTGTGTATAGTTTTGAACCAAGGTCATCCCCTGGCATTTGATAGTGCGTGTAAATATCTTCTAACGACATTTTAACAATGGGTAATTTTTGATTTTCTACTTTCACAGTGTCAAAACCATCTTCCCCATATGAGAATTGAATGATTTTTTGTTTATTGTTTCGTACCGTCATGTCGTATTCTACTTTTAAATCTTCAAGACCCTTGACAAGCCTACGTTGAATATAACCAGTTTGACTTGTCTTTACAGCGGTATCAATCAAACCAATTCTACCACCCATTGCATGAAAGAATAATTCTTGTGGAGTAAGACCCGAAATAAAGGAATGCTCTACGAACCCTCGGGCATGGGGAGAATCGTCGTATTTATTGTAATGTGGTAGTGTTCTGTCTTCAAACCCATAGGGGACACGTTTACCATCCACTTGTTGTTGTCCCAAACAAGATATCATTTGTGATATATTAATTTCAGACCCTTTTGAACCAGCTTTAACCATGATGACAAAACGGTTGTCTTGTTGCAAACTTTGAAGACCAATCCGTCCCGATTGACTCAATGCTTGACCTAGAATATCATTCACCTGTGTCTCAAATTCCGTTTGATTATCCTTACCGCTTTTATTTTCAAATATACCCAAATGAGTTTGGTCTATCAAGGCACGTACTTCATTCTTTTTACTTGTAATCACATCTATAATTTGTTGATTGGTGTTATCGTTGGCAATTAAATCGCTTATACCAACACTATAGGCGCTGGATTTCATATATTCCGTTATAATATTTTGCAAATCGTCAATGAAATTGGAGGCACGCATATTTCCAAAATCATTACATATTCTATGCAATATACCCTTTGTCCCAGCTCCTAAAACACTTTTGTCCATTTGCCCCCGAAGGTAACGTCCATTCTCAATATGTAACACATGATTGGACGTTTTGGAGTCTTCCGTGTCTTTAAACTGTTTTGTTTTATATTTCAAGGACAAGGGTGGCAAGATTTGTGAAAGGATGTCAAAATTACTAACGTCTGTGTCTGGTATCAGTGAAATATCCACAGTATTACACGACATTAATAAATTCATGGCATCCCGAACTGTAAATCGTATATTTTCACGTGTAAATAGGTAGGACCCTAACAACGAGTCTTGAAATATGCCAACAATCGTTTGATTGTTGGCTGGAGAAATAATTTGCCATGGTACCGCTGCTAAATTCACCAATTCGCTTATGGACTCAATGTCTTGAGGCATGTGCATATTCATTTCATCCCCATCAAAATCGGCATTGTAAGGTTTCGTATCGGCTACATTCATTCGGAAAGTATCCCCGACTTGCATAATTCTAGCAATATGACACATCATAGACATTCTATGCAAGGTAGGCTGACGATTGAATAAAATGGGGTCTCCATCTAACATGTGACGATGCACACAATCCCCGTTCACCAACTGTATAGAGTTACGATCCATGTTTTCTAAATAAATATTTTCACCATTCTTGCGAACAAGTATTTTAGCACCTGGATATACATTTGGTCCATTCTGTACCAAAGTGGTCAAATACGACTTATTTCGTTTGTTTACCTTGACCGGATAAGTTAAATTCATTGCGATTTTTTTGGGAACCCCTAACTCACGAATAGATAAGTTTGGGTCTGGTGTAATGACCGAACGCGAGGAATAATCTACACGCTTACCCATAAGATTTCCTCTTACCCGTCCATGTTTTCCATTGATACGGTCTTTGATGGACTTTAAGGGACGTCCAGACCTTTGGGCAAAGGCGGCTACACCTTGTATGTTATTGTCTACCAAGGTTGAAATATAATACTGTAACAATGTAGTCCAATCTTGTATTACATTTCCAGAAGCATTGCTTTGTATTTTTTCTTGTAAGGTTTTATTTGTTTTTATAATACTCACCATGATATGACTTAAATCATCTTCGCTTCGTTGTTGTGCATCGTGTTTTACAGACGGACGTGTTGCAGGTGGCGGTACGGCCAATACTTGACAAATCATCCATTCGGGACGAGACCAAATTGGATTAAATCCAAGAAATGTTATATCTTCATCCGTGATTCTTCTTAATATTTTTAAACATATCTCCGCCGTTAATACCAGTTTCATTTCTTCTGTGTTATCTTCATCTAATCCTTTGATATTCGTCCATTCGGCAATCAACGTTGCAAATCCTTCTTTACGTATACGTTTGGGTTGTTTACATCCACAACCATCTGAGGTAGATTCGCCACATCGTTCCGCCTTACTTGCCACTTCAAATACATAATCCCATCTTGCGTCGGGCGACATAGTCAGTGCAGATTTATAGGTTTCTTTAGATACAAGCAGTTTACTACATTTGAAACATACACAACGTAATATTTTGGTGACAACCGATAAATATTGAAGGTAAAATAAAGGTCTTGCTAATTCAATATGTCCAAAATATCCGGGGGTTTGCATATAATCCAATCCATCCGTAGGACAAATCATACCTGGTTCTAAAATACCCATCCTTGGATCAAACAATCCCCCTATAACTGGTTTATTATTGATATAAGTATCACGGCTTGTAATTTCTGCGACGGAACCGTTACGAATTTCATCTGGGGATAAGATTGAAAATTGTATTCCAATGATTTTGGATGCCCTTTTGGTTGGAATCGTTCCGTTTGTACGCTGGGTCATCTTACTATAATCTACACATATTATTTAGATGGTTTATTCAATTTTATCAATTAATCATTAGACCACGTATTATGCATGGTATAATACATGTTCTTGAACATTCAAAAAATATAACTTGGTTACTCCTGACTATACATTAAAACCTTTACTATATAAGCCAACGCATAATACGGTGGATAATAGTTCGTATTCTCAGTCGTATTCACTCCGCCTGTAAATTCGTGACCATGTCCTCCTGCTTCGCCAATAACAATCCCGTGTGTGTGTGTTCCAATCCCGCCGGTCTGGGTGTTTCCGGTCTTTGGAGTATATACCGTTTCTTGTTGTTGGCTGCCTTCCACTTTTATTGTATTAAGACTAAATGAAGTGTTCTCCAGGCATTGTGCTCCGTGCGTGTGGTTGCCGACGGCATCGACTGTACCTGAATGAGTATGAGCAGGTAAGTTATCTGCTGAAATTGTAAGACTTCCACCCGTGTCCCCAGAGGCAAATGTACTCCCTGAACCAATGATAAATCTATTCTGTAAATCTGGTATTACCATAGTGCTACTGTCCTCATATGTATACGTAGAACCGTCACATAAATGCCAGTTCGTTGGTGCGATTGACCCCGTAAACATTACTATTGTTCCTATAGCAAGGTCACTACTTCCAGTAACACTTGTCTCGGCTTTTGCACCCCAAACTTGGGTTTGATATACATTTTTGTCACGGTTCGTATCATACGCTTTATTTTGTGCGTGACGTTTACGTGAGTTTAAATTAAAGATTAATCCTTGATTTCTTCCTTGTGTTGTATATATATCGGCACGTTTACTATACATAGACAATGGCATATAGGACAATGGCATATAATATAGCTATATATTAAAATTATTTATAATTATTTCACTTTTAGATTGCTTATTTTTAGATGTTTTTAGTTTTAATTTACTTCCAGTTCGCTCTAATAAACATTCATCGTTATCAAGGTGTAATTCAGGCAATGACCGTATAAGTGGTTTTTCAACCATCAGCAACAAACGCTCACACTTTAAAAGTTGTCTATATTCTTGAATATCTAGTGTTCCATAAAATTTATCAAGAATATAATGAGGTTTTGGTGCTGGTTTTATATTTCGGTCGTAATTATATATTTTAGAATATAAATGGTTTAAATGTGCGTATCGTTCAAATTTTACAGATGAATCAATATCCGATTGGTCGAATAAATATCCAGTAGCACATTCTGGACTACAAAAACAACCATATACATGATATGACCCATTTATGATATATTTAGGTATATAGATGGAAGGATTATCGTAGTCACAAGTGCACCAAAAACAAGCAGACCTCTTGTCTGGAATATTATTGGTATGTAGATTTTGCGCCAATATTTTTAATTTCGCATTCAAAGATAATGTATCATTCTCTTTTGTAATAGGGTCTTCAGGTCGTGGGTGTGTATATTCAAAATCTTTTACTAACCCAAATTTATCGTCTTTATTAAATGGATGTGGGTCTACGGATTCACCGTTCGTTATATTATTTTGCAATGACCCGTTAAATTCATGATTTTTAATATCACATAATTTACATTTTAGATGAAGAATAATATTTGGTTCTGACGGTTGTATCGTATCTTCTAATGGAGTATGCATAATAATTTCTCCACCCTTGGGTTTTCTTCCTCGTTTCTTTGGTTGTTTTTGGGAAGCGTCACGTATTGGGACTACTCGTTCAGACATAATATAGATATAGGTGGTTCAATTTAAATATATTTAATTAATGTTTAATTCTGAATATCCGTTCGCAAGAATAATTTACCGGTATCTTTTGGTAAAAACATATATAACAATAGCATTGCAAGTATAAAGAATACATAATTTCCATATACGTCTAAACCTATTCCAAAAAAAGAAAAGATGGCCGAAGATACATATACTATGCATATCGTGAATACAATGATGTATAACAGTTGTCGGATACTCATATGTTAAGTATATACTTTTTATATTATTGCATTTTAATATCATTTACGTTGTAAAATCCAGTGTCTGTATTTTTTGTAATATGATTTGTATCATAATAAGCATATTCCGTTACAATTTGTTGTTCAAATTGTTTAATTACATATTGCGGTTCTAAAGTACGATTGTATTTTAAATCACTATCATATATAGTCACTTGAGGTTGAATGACTGAATTGTACTCTTTAGTCCATTTACCATTTGTATCGCGCAATTTAAGTGTATCTTTTATAAAGTTACGTTTAGATGCTAATAATTTAGATTCATAGGAATCGTCTTCTGAGTCGGTCTTTAAATTTAATAATACCTTTGTATTTCCCAAAAATAAGGCATACTTTACAATTCCGCCTTTTGTATATACCGGAGTATCTCCTATTGTAATTTCAATACCGTTTATCACAAGTGGTTTACCATTCACAGTTACTGCAGCATATCTCAACGACCTACGGTAACTTCCAAAATAATAATATGGTCCAAGGGAGGCATAGGTATCTTCACGACGCATACCCATTCCTGCAATAAGACTAACCTTTTTATAATAATCCCCCCTGTAAGCGGTGGTAGGGGTTTCAAAAATGGCATCGTTTTCATTGACTACGCGTATAAATTTAGGATGGATTGTAAAAAAACGTGTTACTTGTTCTAATACACCAATGTTAAAATATTGTTTTAAATTCACAATATCATCTACCGTTAACCAATACGATCGGTCAAGTTTAGTAATTTGGGTTACCTCTTGACGGGTACTATCGTTTTTATAAAATAAATATTGTAGGTTCTCATATTCATATAATCCGCAATAGGTTTCGTGTTCGACCGTTGGTACATGTTTATGGGTTAGTTTAAACGTTTCAAACTCAAGTAACCCTTTGTTAATATTTAGTTTAAATCGTAAATAAGGTAATACGCCGTTTTCAATCAATTGATAATGTATTCTAACACAAGTATGAATACGTATAGAACTTGTTCTTAAATCCAAGTCTTCGTCTCCTAACATACGACATTCTATAGATTCCATATGGTTCAAATTCACTATGTTTAAATTATCCGTTCCAGCCACATCTGTGAAATCAAAGTCACAAGGCGTATCCATCCGTGTAGGAGAACCAGAAAGCATAGTATTAGTATATATTCTAAATTAGGTCGTTTGATGTATATCTTTCAGTCTGATTTTATCGGTTGTCTTGACCCCTCTAGTTTCTAATATAAAGTTGGTTAATTCTTGGGCGGTTTCATTATTCGTATCTTTAAAATAGTTTGTAATGGATGTCATTAAATGGGTTTTACTGATTGGGATACGGACCTTGTTTTTAGTATATATAATTTTTCCATTGGTCGTATCAAAACAATCAATCTCATTGGTTTTCATGGTCTCAATCAATACCTTTGCAAGGTTTTTTTTACTTTCACGACGTTGTTTTAATTCCTTCTGTAATACTTTAATTTCTTGTTCTATTTGCATCCATTCTTTGACTGTATGTACTAATTGTTCTTTTGTATTCATATCATATTATTCAAGACATGTTTATATCTATTTTACATTACAATTTAGAGTTAATGACATAAATACTTATATACATTTTTATTTTTGTAATAAGGCATATAAAATAATTTTATATATATATATATATGCCTTATTATAAAGATAAAAATGTGTTATTTATACATATACCTAAAACAGGTGGAACTGTAATTGAAAACAACATTGAAAAACATACACCGCAAAAATTATTTAGCGGTAAAACTAATAATTTATTAGATTTTCCATATAATAAAAAATCTCTTCAACATCAATTTTATACAACTATTTATAATTTTAGAGATAAGTTAAATGTAAATTTTGATAATATTAAAATTTTTTCTGTTGTTAGAGATCCTTATGATAGAATTATAAGTGATTTATTTCATTATAAACTAATCAAAAAAGATTTTACTGCTAAACAAGTATATGATATAATTAAAAATAATTATATATATAGAGATGATTTAGATAATCATAATGAACCTCAATATAAATTTATTGTAGATGAAAACTCTAATTTAATTAAAAATATTAAAATATTTAAGACTGAAACATTAAATGAGTCAAATGATGAGTTAAATAAATTTATAGGATTTGATATAAATATTAAAAATACAAAAGTCAATGATTATAGTAATTATTTAAACACAGATTCTATATTTCTAATAAATACTTTTTACAAAAAAGATTTTGAATTATTTAATTATAACTTAAAATCGGAGTTTTAATGTTTCAACCATTGGTACATGTGTATGGGTGATTTAAACGTTTCAAATAAATTGTATCATCCTATCAAATCATGATTTGTTGCGTAGGTTAGTATACTTCCGTTTACAATTGGAATTTAAAATTTCTTGTTCTATTTGCATCCATTCTTTGACTGTATGTACTAATTGTTCTTTTGTATTCATATCATTCAAGACATGTTTATATCTATTTTACATTACAATTTTTTCTATAAGATATATCATGTCCGCATATTATTTCATTCGTTATACAAGTTTAAGGTAATGAGTGTCTATGCAGTTCTTCATTTATACACCATATCACAAACATAAACGTTATCTAGCGTAAGAATTCTAAATATATAATCATGCCTATTGTATGAGTAACTTTATATCCAATGAAAACAAACGAATGCTATGGAACATTATGATTGAAACGGATTTATTTGCAGGGTTAGATGATAAGAAATATACACAAGTCGTACATTTATTTGAAGAGGTTATGACTAAGCTGAATAATGAAGATGGGAAAGCGTTGAATATTAAAAACAAAATGGTATTATCTGAAATGACAAGTAAATTAAGTTTGATAAAAAAAATAAAAGATAACCTTTCCTATGATTTAAATCCTCAGTATAGTTTAGATTACCGTTTACTTACAAGTAAAAAACCAGAGGTGATTGATTTTACCGATGATATCCATGAAAATGTCGTGGTAGAAGACGATTTAAAACGTCTCATAGAATCACGCGAACAAAATATAAAAGAATTTACACAAGATAACGGAAAAGAAGACCAAGGCGCGGTCAATTTATTAGAGTTTTTAAGTAAAAATATACAAACTAAGAATGAAATGTTTAAAGATATAAAAATAACATGTCAAGAATTAAGCGATGGATTTAAAAAACTAAATATATTATTAGAAAAAATGGAGTCTGTTATAAACGTTTAAATTCATATCCAACCAAAGTTTTAATCAATCGTCCAATTTGAATGGGTTGACCTAACATGTAACTTTCCCATTCGTATATATCGCCGGTTTCTTTCACTATAGCATATTTAATACCTTGTATGATAACTTCGTCGGCTTTGATAGTTCGGGTTTGTCTGTTTTGTTCAGCTACCGCATCGGTATCTTCGGATGTATATGAACCAGACGATGCAAATTTATTAGGGTCAATGGTTCCAAATGAAAAACATTTTAATGACTCAGACCCAATCTTTGTATGTATCGCACAATCAATGGAGGCCTCTTTTACAGAAGTTAATATTTTATCCGTTAATTCTTCTTTTATATTTGCAATTTCCCATAAAGCTTGGTCACTTGTAAAGGGTGTAATTCCGTCTCGCTTGCTGGTATCTTTTAATCGCAATTCAATCGTAGAATCACTGGATAATTGTTTTTCTGAAAATTTCATTAGATACAGAAATACATCTACGGTTCTCAGTTCTTCGGGCAAGTCTTGGTGACTGCATATACGTCTTGCTCTACCAACCACCTGTTCTATACGCACAGGATGCCAATAGGGTTCCGTAATGTGTACATATCTTGTATTCTTCAAGTTGATACCTTCTGCGCCAGAAGCAGTAATCATAAATACTTTTATAACTTCACCATAAATATTATTTTTTGAAATGGTTAATACGTCTGCTTGTAATGCAGGAGGAATATATTTCCAATCTCCGTTAAATACATTACGAACAATTTCTTTGTATTCGGGAGTTTCCGTTCCTGTATAGAGTACAAACATTGGTTTGGTTCGTTCGTCTACAGGAACGTCTAATCTCCAACCATCCGAGGTTGAATGTATTTTAAACTCTGTAAAACCATTGGCTTCAAGGACTAATTTAAACACACCTATACCTTCCAATGTTCTAAATTGACTATATACTAAATGAAGACCAACGTGTTCAGTACTTGTAATGTTATCTAACATTACACCAAATTTAGGGCTATATATTTCTAAAGCATCTCTCGTGAGAAACTCATTTTTCCGAACCGATAATGTATCCAAAGACTGTTTTATACGTAAATCGTACGATGTGATGGGTTGTACGGTTTCTAGAAGTTCATCTGCCTCATGCTTACCATCAATGTTATCTACTTGTACATCACTATCTAAAATGTCTTCGTCCAAAGTATCCATTGCAATTTCTGCGCCAACCTTGGGGTCTGGCATTGGTCTCAAAATATAAGGTTTTGGAAACACAAAATTACAAAATGCTCTAGAAAAGATACGATACGTGGATACAGATTCATCCAATACATTGTTCTTTTGGGACCCTTTTTTTCGTTTTCGGGCATTATTTAACTCTAGTTTTCTCTCATTTACACGGGCTTCTTCGTATTGTCCAAATTGAAAATCACTCATTTCCACATCCACTATAAAAAAATTAGACCCTTTTGTATATCTTGGCATTAAATTTTCTTGAACGCTTCTAAAATAAGAACACGACCCAAGAATGCGTCGTTTAAACAGATTTGCATTTATAAGATTGTTTTCATGGTCAATGAATAAATCTTTAAACTCATCTAACTGATCGGGTAAAACTTTATGCATATCTACTTGAACGTTCCGAACTTTAATTTGTATGGTTTGTAATAGACGCGTAATATGACCAATGAAATCTTCATCCGTGATATCACCTCTATCTGTTAATCGGACACCTTCATACACACTTTTAGACGTTTTGTTAACAAACCCAAATGGATTTCGTGTAACAGATAAGGTTGTATTACTTGAATTATACTCTATATAATCTACAACATTACCACCTAATACAGTGCTTTTAAACAATTCCTCAAATGTGGATTTTGCAATTTTATTTTGAGATTGAAAGGTCAATGAGATTTTCCATGTTTTGATATATCCTTGAAGTATATTAAACGTTATACCTATTTCATTCGGATAATTAATAATAGGAGTTCCTGATAATAATATAATTTTAGCATTACTTGCGGACATTAATAAATGATACAAATGTTTGGATACACTATCTTCAATCTTTTTTGACAATTTATTTACAATACGACTAACTAAATTATGAGCTTCATCAATAATCACCACCGTATTATCAAATGGATTATGAGGTCCATTCTCTCCTTGTATCAAGGCATTTAAATGTCTTCGTCTCATACCATTATAGGATATGAATTGATATTTATAACGTATCATTTCATCTAATTGTAAATCCAAGGATTCCTTTTCAGAACGATTTAAGCTATCATAATTAGAAGGATTCTTAATGTTTACAAACCATGCCCCATTGTTTTTTTGTATATAGGTTAAACCTAAGTTTAAAGTTACAGATAATGTATGTATATTTTCATCCGTGGCCGTTATAAATTCCCAATATTGATTTTTCTTATACATGGGGTCTCCACATTTTTTTAATTGTTCATAATAATTACGTCTTAAGGAAGCAGGGGTCATTACGATAATTTTTTTATGGTCTTTCATACCTTCTGCGATTGCAATAGATGTGCATGTTTTACCTGAACCCAATCCATGATATAATAGTAAACCACGATAAGGTGTATAAAGATTAATATAATCCCTAACAATTTTTTGATGTGTCATCAAGGATAAGTTATCCGTATCCGATATGGTTTCACACGTGGATTTATCTGTTTTTTTTAATTCTTCCTTATAAGGTGTAAAAATAGAATTTATAAAATTTATAAAAATTTCACGATTGGACATATAATACGAAGACGCTTTTATGAGTACGGTTTGTTTTGATTTCTGAATACGTTGTTCAACCGGTATGCCTCTGATGTCTACAAGACCTGTAGGTAATACACGCGTTTCTTTTAATGCAGATTTTCTTTTACGAATAATAATCAGTTTCTCTTCAGGTTTCTCTTCAGGTTTCTCTTCAATAAGTAATTTTAATTTTTTTGGTTTCTTTTTTAGTTCGGATGGTGTTTCTATCGTAGAAGATTCTTCTATAACCGGTTTTAATTTTAATTTTTTTGTTTTTGATTTTTTAATCTTTTCTGGAACTGTTTCTTCTGGAATCGTTTCTTCTGGAACTGTTTCTATCGT